TTTTCATAGAATTTATAGAACTTAAACTTTTAGTAGAACCTTTAGAACTTAAACTTTTAGTAGAACCTCTAGAACTTAAACTTAAACTTCTTCTTCTTCTATTTAAACTTCTTCTAGAACTTAATGAACCTCTAGAACTTAAACTTTTAGTAGAACTTCTAGATCCTCTAGAACTTAAACTTAAACTTCTTATAAAAGAACCTAAAGTTTTCATAGAATTTATAGAACTTAAACTTTTAGTAGAACCTCTAGATCCTCTAGAATTTCTAGAACCTCTAGAACTTAAACTTTTAGTAGAACCTCTAGAACTTAAACTTCTAGTAGAACCTCTAGAACTTAAACTTCTAGTAGAACCTCTAGAACTTAAACTTCTAGTTCTTAATCTTCTTCTAAATATATAACAATTTCTATCATAACATTTCCTCATTCCATTATTACAACGTCTAGAATTTAAGTTTGTTTTTAATACACGATTTTTACATAATCCATCAAAACACCTCCTAGAATTATTTGGACATCTTCTGATTCCATACATTATTATACAATATTATAATATTATATTACATTCCAAATGATGAAAAATCATTTAATACAGGAGCAGGAAGATAATCATTATTAATAGCATTATAGTTAGGAACTTTTTTACATTCAAATGATGATTCAGGACAACGTGCACAAGCAGGACAAGCAGGACAAGGTTTTTGTCTAGGATATGTAGATGATTTTGGACAAACAGGACAAACAGGAGGAACCACTTGAGATTTAAGAATATATAAATCTGCATTATTAGGTGAAATTTGACTACCAGGTATTCCATAAGGTAATGAACTATTATAAGGATTATAAGCAGCAGTTCCAGTAGAAGTAGTTCCAGTAGAAGTAGTTCCAGTAGCAGTAGTTCCAGCTACGGTAGTTCCATTAGGTCCTTGTGCGTAATATGCGGTATTACCTTGAGGTCCAGTTACAGATCCGGCACTACCTCCATTAGCACCATAATATTGTGTAGAAGAAGTGTTATAAGGATTATAAGAAGTATCATATGAATTATAAGAAGTATCATAATAATTATAAGAAGTATCTGTAGTTCCAGTAATAGTAGTTCCATTAGGTCCTTGTGCGTAATATGCGGTATTACCTTGAGAACCAGTTACAGAACCAGCACTAGCACCATTTTGTCCTTGATAAGATAAAGCAGTAGAATTAGTTTGTATAGGATAACCAGTGCTACCATAATATTGAGTAGAAGAAGTATTATTCGGATTAGAATAACTACCGGATTGTGTATAAGTATAACTGCCTGAAGAAGTTTGAACTTGAATAGCTTTTTGTCCATTATTCGCATTAACTACAGTAGCAGTATCTCCATTAGGTCCGTAAAATTTAGTAGCAGTTCCATTATTACCAATGTAATTAGTATAATTTTCAGTTGTAGATGCATTACTAGATGATTGAGATGTGAATGTGATAGGTGATTGTCCATTAGCAAATGTAATTTGTAAAGACTGTGTTCCATCACTATTAGTAATAACTACAACAGTCCCTCCATTAGAACCATAAAATGTAGAACCATTAGTTAATTCGGCAGATGATGATTTATAGTGATTATAATTATCATAAGGTACATTAGATGTAGATGTAGTAGATGTTGTAGATGATGTAGTATTATTATTTTTATTATTGCGAATATTTGATACATTAGTATTATTAGTAAAATTTTCAGTATTACTATTACAATTACCTCCTAAAAAAGAACATAAAACTAATCCTAATAATAAAATCAAAAAAAGAAATAATGCTTCAGTATTCATTGTATAATTTATAGAGTGAAAAAAGTTTAAAATTAAATTAAATAGATTAAAAAGATAATATATATATTATAATAATGAAAAAAGGAATTAATGAATTTGAATTAAATAAAAATATAAAAAATAAAATAAAAATACCTTCTACACAACAAGTCTTAAAAAAATATTATAATAAAGATGAAGTATATGAGATAGGTGTAGATGAAGTAGGAAGAGGTCCATTATTTGGAAGAGTTTATACAGCAGCTGTAATTTTACCTAAAGATGATAGTTTTGATTATTCAAAAATAAAAGATAGTAAAAAATTTCATTCAAAAAAAAAAATAGAAGAAGTGTCGAATTATATAAAAACAAATGCATTAGCTTGGTATATAAGTTATGAAAATGAGAATAAAATAGATGAAATAAATATTTTACAAGCAACTCAATTATCAATGCATAATTCTATATATGAAATAATAAAATTGTTAAACTTAAAAGAAAATAAAAGAGAGAATATATATAATTTATTAATTGATGGAAATTATTTTAATCCGTTATCAATAATTGATAAAGATACTGATAAAAGTGTAATTATACCATATAAAACAATTATAAATGGAGATAATACATATGCGTGTATTGCTGCAGCATCGATATTAGCAAAAGTAGAAAGGGATAATTATATAAATGAGTTATGTATAGAAAATCCATTTTTAGAAATAAATTATGGTATAAATTCAAATAAAGGTTATGGTACAAAAAAACATATAGATGGAATAAAAAAGAATGGTATAACTATTTGGCATAGAAAGAGTTTTGGAATTTGTAAAAAAATGTAAAAAAAAATAATATATATAAATAAAATTGAATTCAAATTATAATAACACTTAAAAGAATAAACTAAAAGATAATAATGAAAGTGTTTGTTTTTGATACAGAAACAACAGGTCTTCCAAAAATAAAAATAATAAATCCAGATACTTTAGATTTATGGCCACATATAGTTCAATTAAGTTTTTTAATTTATGATACTGAAAAGAATGATATAATAAAATCATATGATGAAATAGTTAAAATTCCTGAAAGTATAATAATTTCAAAAGAAGTTTCAAATATACACGGTATAACAAATAAAATTTCAACTAAACAAGGAAAATTATTACATAATATATTAGAAGAATTTTTTAATAATTTAAAAAATGTAGATAAGATAGTAGGTCATAATGTATTATTTGATATAAATATGTTAAAAATAGAAATTTTAAGAATTATTTATATAAATCCAGATAATTTATCTGTAGATATAATAAAAAAATATAAAAGTTATTTCTATTTATTAACAAATTATAAAAATATTTCGTGTACTTTACAAGATTCAATTGAATTATGTAATATACAATTAACTAATAAGTTTGGACAATCTTATTTAAAATTTCCCAAATTAATTGAATTACACGAAAAATTATTTGAATCAATTCCAAAGAATTTACATAATTCATATAATGATATTTTAATAACATTGCGTTGTTTTATGAAATTGAAGTATGATATTGATTTAATGAAACATTGTAAAAAATTTAAAAAATTAATAAAACTGTTAGAATTATTATAAATATTATAAAAATAATAAATTGAGAGATATGTAAAAGTATTTTAATTATATAATAATAATAATAATAATAAATAGATTGATGGTATAAGTATTTAAATTTAAATAATATTAAATTTAAATACTTATGAATTATATAATAATAAATAATAAATAATATTATGCAGAACACATTTCACATATTTCATCAACAGCATCTGTATCTGTATCAGTATTAATTTGAGTAGGTTCAATAGTAAATTGTTGTGCTTGATGTTTCGCTTTTCTTCTTAAATAATAAATGCCTGTTTTAAGTCCTTTTTTCCAAGAATAAAAATGCATAGAAGTTAAAGAATTATAATTCGGATCTTCTAACCATAAATTTAAACTTTGACTTTGACAAATAAAAGCGCCTCTATCAGCAGCCATATCAATAAGATTTTTCATAGGTATTTCCCAAACAATTTTATATTTATCACGAATATGTTGAGATAATATAGTCAATTGTTGAATAGAACCTTTATTAGCGATAATATTATTTTTTATTTGTTCATTCCATAATCCTAAATCAGTTAATTCTTTCATTAAATATTTATTAATAACAACGAATTCTCCAGCTAATGTGCGTCTAGTATATAAATTGCTGGTAATAGGTTCAAAACATTCATTAAATCCAAGAATTTGAGATGTAGATGCAGTAGGCATAGGGGCAACAAGTAATGAATTTCGAATACCATTTTTAATAATGGATTCTTTGAGTGTATCCCAATCATAACGATCACTAGGTTTAACATTCCATAAATCAAATTGAAGAATTCCTTTTGATGCCGGAGAACCTTTAAATGAAGAATACGCACCAACAAAATCGGTAGTATATTTCATACGATTTTGTGTATAATTAGTATCACTTGAATATAAAGAATTAAATTCAACCACTTTTTTAATATATTCTAAATGATCATAATGATTTAATATTTTATTAAACAACTCTAGTTTATTATTATTTTGAATACATTCAATTACTTTGATTTTTCGTTCAATTGCGATTTCATTACTTTTTTCTAATGAAGCGTGATAAATAGTTTCAAAAATAAATTTATTTAATTCTACTGCTTGCTGAGAACAAAATGAAATATCCATCATAATAAAAACATCAGCTAATCCTTGTATTCCAATACCAATTGGTCTATGTTTAAAATTACTAGCTTTTGTTTTTTCAGTAGGATAAAAATTTATATCAATAACTTTATTTAAATTATTGGTAATAACTTTTGTAACTGTATGAAGTTTCTCATAATCGAATTGTTTAGTTTCTAGATTAACAAATGAAGGTAAAGCAATAGAAGCTAAATTACAAACTGCGGTTTCATTTTTATCAGAATATTCTAAAATTTCACAACATAAATTGGAACTTTTAATAGTTCCCAAATTTTGTTGATTTGATTTTTGATTGGAAGCATCTTTATATAAGATATAAGGTGTGCCGGTTTCCATTTGAGAATCTAATATTTTAAACCATAAATCTCGTGCATTAACTATTTTACGTGCTTTACCTTCTAATTCATATTTTTCATATAATTGGTTGAATTTAGTTCCATATACATCAGATAATCCAGGACATTCATTAGGACAAAATAAAGACCATTTAGAATTATTTTTGACACGTTCCATAAAAAGGTCTGAAATCCATAAAGCATAAAATAAATCTCTAGCTTTTAATTCTTCATCACCGTGATTTTTTTTTAATTCTAGAAAATCTTCTATATCACCGTGCCAGGGTTCTACATAAATAGCAAATGATCCATTTCTTTTTCCAGATTGATTTACATAACGTGCAGTACTATTAAATACACGTAACATAGGAACTATACCAGATGTTTTTCCATTTGTTCCTTGAATATGTGAATCTTTACATCTTATATTATGAATATGTAAACCTATTCCTCCAGAATATTTTGAAATTAAAGCACAATCTTTTAATGTATTATAAATACCATCAATACTATCTTCTTCCATTTGAATTAAATAGCAACTGGATAATTGTGGATTTGGAGTACCACAATTAAAAAGAGTAGGTGTTGCGTGAGTAAAATATTTTAATGACATTAAATCATATGTTTCTTTTATTAATTCAAGACTTTTTTCATAATTATTTATATCTCCATGAATTCCTATTGCTACACGCATCCACATATATTGAGGTGTTTCTACAATTTTATTATTCAATTTAAATAAATATGCTTTTTCCAAAGTTTTAAATCCAAAATAATCAATTAAAAAATCTCTTTTATGATCTATCATATCATCAATTTTATTTAAATTACAATTTACGAAATTCATTAATTCTTCTGATATTAATGGTTTTTTCTCTCCTGTAAAATTAGTAAAATTATATAAAGATAACATAACATTTGAAAATAACAAATCTGTATTTTTTTGATGATTTGATATAATAATATGAGCTGATAATATGGCATAATCATTATTTATAGTAGATAATGAAGCGCATTGTTCTGCAGTTAATTCATCTATTTTTGAAGTTGGTATAGTATCATATAATTGGTCAATTACTTTCATTATAAGTGAAGAATAATTAATATGAATATTCGCTTCTAATCCGATTTTTTTTACTCTCTCTAATATTTTATCAAATGAAACTTCTTGAAGAGAACCATCACGTTTAGTCACACGCATTTCTCCGGAATAATCCATTTATTATATTATTATATATATATATAGTTTTAAATTGATTTTAGTATATTAATTACAGTTATATATTATTTAATATATTATTAAATATATATTATATATATGTATCCAAAATTATATTTATTTATTATTGTAATATTAGCTCTTGGATTACCTATATTTATTCCATTTAATAAATTAGAAGGATATTCTAATTATACTTTAGATATGGAAATGGGAAAATTTCCTGAATCAGTAACTAATGTACTAGTTCAAGATACATATCCATCAATTGGAAAAAATCAAGTTTCAGATGAAACATCTAACAAAATGTGGTGGCGCTATCCTACATTTCAGGTAGGATCATATTCACAAATTACAAATAATATTAGATACCCATACAATCCAGATGATGCTAGATGCACCGCAGGTGATATGTGTTATGCTACATATAAAAATAAAGGATTACATACTAATTATATAAAACCTCTACCACCAGTTAATTCTACATGTGGTGGAACACGTGTAGGTTATTTTACAACATAATTTTTATACTATTGTATATTTATTTAAATAAGTATTTTATAAAATACTAAATAAAATTATAATAATCATATAATACAGTTATTTCTTTAAATTATTATATTTAACTAAAATTATATAAAGGTTAAAATTCAGGTATAATATGGACGGAGCGGATTCAATTACTTATATTTTAAAAAATAATATTGAAGGAGATATTGTTGAATGTGGTGTAGAAAGTGGACTTTTTGAACATATATGGATAAATGAATTAATGAAAAATAATGTTGTTCGCGATATATATCTATATGACACATTTGGGGGATTAGTGGAACCATCGGATAATGACTATACATGCAAAGATACTCAACTTTATCAAATGAATAAAGATGAAGTTTACAACACTTGGAAAAGTAAAATAATTGATGAAAATACAAATGGGTGGTGTTATGTGCCTTTACAACATGTTAAAAATAGATTAAATTCAACTGGTTATCCACAAGATAAATTACATTATATAGTAGGTGATGTAATGGAAACATTGAAAGACAAGGCAAATATTCCTGAAAAAATAGCAATATTGCGATTGGACACTGATTGGTATGAATCAAGTAAATATGAACTAGAACAAATGTATGATAATGTTGTAAGTGGAGGAGTCATAATATTTGACGACTATTATCATTGGAATGGGCAAAGAAAAGCAACTGATGATTTTTTTGCGAGTAAAAATTTGAAGTATGATTTTGTAAATATAGGTAATAACAAAACGTCGGCTATTATAAAAATTGTTTAAAAATTGTTTTTTTAATAGATTAAAAAATATTTCCAAATAATGAATTATTTGGAAATATTATGGAATTTTCACTACAAAATATACAACCTAATATTCTCTCTAACAACATTTATCAGGTAAAATGTAAAATAATTTTAATTTAATTTAATTTAATTTAATTATTTTATTAAATTTTAATAAACAACCTGTTTCCTGAATTGATTCTTGTTTATATTCTTTTTTAATTCTTTTTTTAGGAGCTCTATGTTCATATCCAGTTAAACGTTCTAATTCAATTATATTCCATATTTTAGTTAATTGATCTATATTATTTTTAAACCAATTTTTATCTCTTAATACTAGAATACAACTTATTTTTTCTAATTTCCAATAAATATATTTTACATAAATATAATTATATTTATCCGATTGATATAAAGCAATAGATTCTTCTTCCCATTGATCAATTTCAGCAGAATATTTTAAATTTAAAGGTTTATATAAATAAAATGGAGAACCTTCTTTTTTATGAAAATGTATTATAATACCTTTTTGTTTTCCATCTGCAGAAATAGTTGTATCTATTTCAGTTATATCTTTATCTTTATCTTTATCTTTATCTTCTGGTTCATTAGTATCTATAATTGTATTAATATTTGTAATTATATCTTCATCATAACTATATTTATCTAAATATTCAATAAATTTTGTTTCTAAAAAGTCACATTCATTTAAATTACATACTTCCATTTGAAGTTGCATTTGAACCCAATATTCTTTTTTTGGAATACCTGTTATTTCACGACTAACTACATTTTTTATTTCTATCATCCGTCCATAAAGATTGGATGATTTATCATCATTAATTCCATCTGGTGATGCTCCTATAAATTTATATATAGGATGTTGAATACATCCAAAATCATATAATTCTGTTTTATATTTATTTTCATAAATTAAAACTGAAACTGGTTCATATTTTTGTCCCCAATGTAACGAAGTATTTGTATTAATCATTTTAATTTCACCTATATCTTCATTAAACATTTTAATAGGTTGACATTTTTCATATATTAATTGATTTATTGTTGCTTGACTTTCAAATACTTTATATGCGTTACTTGCTGTAATTAAATTATGTCTAAAAGAATACCATTCAGGTGTTCTTTGAGTTGGTTGTTGAATATTTTTTAAATTATGAATGATATTTTCAATAATATCAACTTGATTTTCATTTTCTACTGTATCCTTTATTGTATCTTTTATTGTATCTTTTATTGTATCTTTTATTGTATCAGGATAAAATGTATTAATGTAAATATTAAAAGTATATTCTATAATATTATTAATATTATTTTCAATAATATCATTTATATTATTTATATTATGATATTGTTTTTGTATAAAAATAATATAATCTTCTATCTGAAGATAATATAAATCTTGAATATCTTCTAATAAAATATTATAAAAACCAACATTATTTATAATATGTGGATTATATTTAATATAATCATCGATTAGATAAAAGAAAATTTCAATTAATTCAAGTATATGTTCTTCTGAAAAAATATATTTTTGTATATCTATAGAATCTTTATCTTCATATTCGATTTCATATTCTTCTTCATCTTCTTCATCTTCTTCATCTTCTTCATCTTCATCTTTTTCATCTTCTTCATTATCATTATCAATATCAATAGTTTTTTTTACATTATTTTTGAAATTATTATAAGCATCAGATATAATATTTTGTAATTCTATCAATTGTTTTAATTCGTTGATAAACATAATATATATATATAACTTTAACTGTTTTTAATATAATTAATAAATTATATAATAGAATTACATTCTGGTATTTTATCATTAATTAATAATTTATTTCGTATTGTAATTGAATTTTTTTTAACTGAAAGTGATTTTAATGTTGAAACACGTTTATCAATATTTTTTAATGTAAAATGTTTAGAAATTTTAGTATATGTTAAAGCAGGAATTTCTTTAATAAGTCCATCTGTTTTATTATAAACAACATCTTTTACTCTTAATAATTTTTTTTTATCTAAACAATCCTTTAAAAAAATAATTAATAAATTAGTTTCTTCTTCATTTAAATTATTTATATTTTTATATAAATCCACAAATTCTAATAATTTTTTAGTTTTAATAGTTTTATTTAATTTACACCAAGGTTCATTACTATTATTTATCATTTCCTCTTCAAGATATTTATCTAAATTATGTATATCATTAGATGATTTGGTTTCATTAAATGGAATTCCATTTAATAACATTGTTTTATATTTAATATTTTTAAGTTCTTGACATTCCATATCATTATTCTCTTTAACAGTAATTTCTTCCATATTGTATATATTAATATATAAATAGAGTTTAACTCTATTTTTTTTAATATTTAAATATTTATAATTTAAATATTATTTTTTATATTATATAATGGAAAACAATTTAAACAATACAAATACAAATATCAATATCGAAAACAACTTAAACAATAAAAATATCAATATTATTGATAATACACGTACACATAAAACAGTAATACCTACAATTAAAAAAATAAAAAAACGAGTTGTCACTAAAAATTGGAAATTTGCACCTGAATATTTTGATTATACAAATCAATTAAAATTAATAAATGATATTTTAAATAATAATTTAGCTGATAATATAACTAATATTATTATTCAACAAATTAATACTAAAATATATGGATATAAACAACAAGATATTTTAAAAAAACGATTTAATGAAATCGAATTTTTAAATTTCGATTTTATTATTCATAAAATGATTGAATGTGAATTAAAATGTCGTTATTGTAAAATTGAAATGAATGTATTATATGATATCTCTAGAGAGATAAAACAATGGTCTGTTGATAGAATTGATAATACACTTGGACATAATATTAATAATTGTTATTTATCTTGTTTAGAATGTAATCTTAAAAAACGCAGACGAACTGATGAAAAATTTTTATTTACTAAACAATTAAAAATTATTAAATCCAATATCGATTAATCCTCTTCTTTTCTCTCTTTTAAAAATAAATAAATAAATAAATAATAATAATAATAATAATTTAGTTTATAAATAATATTTATAAACTAAATTATTATATGGAATGGAAATGGACAAAAGGAGAACCTTACGAGAGAACTAAAAGATTAAAACAATTATTAGAAATAGAAGATACTGAATTTAGTAATGAAATGGATAATTCCGCATACTCATCATCTTTAAATTATGATGAAAATACTTGGGAAATCTTAAATAAAAATATATCAAATATGGATTTTAAAATATCAAATAAGAGAGAAGAATTAGATAGTAAAATTTCGGATAGAAAATTAGTTCAACAAATAGGATATAACCCTTTTTTAGGTGAAAATAATTATATAGATGATATAACTATACGAGATGAATTTTTAAAACCAATTAATACTACACAAGGAACACTAAAAAATAAAAATGTAAATAATAATTAATTATAATAGTATTAATATTTAAATACTTATTATTTATAGTGAAATAAACAACTTAAACAAAAAATTAACATTTAAATTATGAATAATAATTCTTCTTCTACAAATTATACCACACAAAATGATTTATTATTACATAATTTAATAGACTTTTATAAAAATGAAAATTATCTTACACGAATGTTGAAAATTATTACAGGTGAATCTAAAATATCTTTACGTATTGTTGATTGGTTTGCTACTAATTATGCTAAAAAAAATTTTACTTTATATTATATTACTAATAATTCTAGTTATACAACTAGATTTAAAGTATATTTTGATTATAAATTAAAATTAAAAGCATATAGCAAAAAACGATTCGATCCTTTTTGTCGATGGGATAGAATTAGTATTCCATATAAAAATGGAACATGTATTGAAACTACTATCGGACAATTAAATTTTTTTAAATGGGCTATTGAAAATAAAGTCATTGATTTTATTGAAGAAAATTATGATATTATTGAAAAAGATATGAATACTCGTAATAGCACATCTAAAAGAAAAGAAATTATTATTGATAATTCAAAAACACGCAAAAAAAGAGAAGAATTATCTATTTCTGCTACTAAAAGTATTAAAAAAGAAGAAGTTGAAATTGTTGTTCAATTTAATTAATTTAAATTTATCATAGTTAAGTATTTAAATATAAATTCATATTTCTAATATGGGAAATTCACAATCAATTCAAAAAATAAATTATCAAGATATACAATATATTATTCATAATTCTGATAATTATATATTAATTAATACTTTAAATATTAATGAACAAAATTGTTTAATTAAAAATACAATTAATATTCATAAAGAAACCGAATTAATTAATGAATTTATTAAAAATAATAATAAACAATTCAAAATCATTTTATATGGACGCAATTGCAATGATGACACAGTATTTGTTAAATATAATCAATTTATTTCATTAGGATTTTATAATGTATATATATATTTAGGTGGATTATTTGAATGGTTAATGTTACAAGATATATATGGAGAAACCGAATTTCCTACAACTAAAAAAGAATTGAATATTTTAAAATATAAATCTAATAATATATTAAATATATATTAAATATATGTTAGGAGGTACTGTAAATAAAAATGATAATTGGTTTATACAAATTGTAGATGATTGTTGTAAATATTTATGGTTGAATGATGTTAATTTGACACAACAATTGAAAAATAAAACTAATTATAATTATTATGAAAAAATATATTCAACTGAATGTGATAATTTATCAGTTGAATGCAATTATGGTCAGGGTGCTATAATAGAACTTCCAAATAAGATTCTAAATTTAAAGGGTTATAGCGTAGGTGGATTATATTATGTACCATTTAAATTAAATCCTTTTAACCAAAATATATCACAACCACTATTTGATTGGTGGGGAGTAAAAGGAACAGGTACTTTAGAAAACGAACACCTTAATGTTACAGGTAATTATTTAAAAAACGATCACATTCATTTTTATAATAGAACTCAAGTTGAAGCTGAGCAAAAATCTGTACCAATCGGTCATTGGCCTCACGATATTCAAAAATTAATAGAAAAAAGTACTAATCAAGGTGAAACAAATAATAGAATTTTTAGTTTTGGAACATTACAGTATCCAACTTATAGAGTTTTACACGAAAAATGTAAAAATAAGACAATTTCATCAAGTGAATTAGATGAATTAAATAAAATAGAACAAATATTTGAAAAAATATTACAACAAAATATTCAAATTATTAAAATATGGTGTAGAGATTATAAATTTAGTTATACTTTAGGATATTGTATTATTTGTAAAATGATTAAATATATTAATATTTGTACAATTACTTTAGCATATGATAAAACAATATTAAAAAATTTTATTATAGAAGGAAAATTACAAAATTGTGATGTGTATCATCAGACGCAGATAAATCTTGAAATATATAACAAACTTTTTAATGATGTTACAGTTAATTATCCAAAATATAAATTTTCAAATCATAGTCGTAAATTTAATTTTGATTTTATTAATATAAATTATGAAACAACATTTATTCAATTATGTAATATATTATCGTTGATATCATCATCTAGTAAATTACCTATAGATATCGTAGGAAATGTAGGTTTACGTAATCAGTTAATAGAATATATAGAACCTATAACTCATCAACCACAAATAACAACTGATGATGTAAAGGAAGAATCCACTCCAGATGATGATGATGAAGCAGATGCGGATGAAGACACATATGGAGATAAAAGTAATTTAATAACCATAATTCTAAATCCATCAGGTCAATCAACCACAAAAATTGAAAATTTTCTGGGACTAGATGTTACAAGTATGGATATATCTATTTATATAGATTTATTACGAAAATATATAAATGACACTGATACTGATACAGAAAATAAAATAAAAGCATTAAATCAAATAATAGTGTTAACTAAAAATCAATATAAAAAGTATCTTACTAAATTTAGTAAAATTACAAATTTAGTATATAAACAAAAATTACTTCAAACTGAGATTTTAAATAATTTAAGATATTTTAATTTTGATAAAGATTTATCAATAGATGAAAATATAGATAGTATACAAAAAAATATAACTGAAATTTCTGAATTTCATAATTCTATAATAGAACACCTTAATCAACTTACACTTGAAAATAATCCACCACCAGCACCACCACCACTAATATCACGAGCACCATCACCACCACCACTATCACGAACACCATCACCACCACGAACACCATCACCACCACCAATACCAGTACCACCATCACCACCACCACCACTACCAGTACCACCACTAATATCACGAGCACCATCACCGCCACCACCATTAATACCAGTACCACCAAAAATTACTAGAGATGATGATGATGATGATGATGATGATGTTGTAATGACTTATGACATTATAAGTGACAACACAAAAGCAAATAAAAAAAAGAAGAACAGAAAAAAAGCAGTAGCAGAAAAAGAAAAAAAAGAAAAAGAAGAAAAAGTAAAAGTTGAACGTTTACTGGAAGGAAAAAATGAAGATGAAATAGAACAGTTGTATAAGGAAATGGCAATAAAGTTGAATAATGGTGAAACACATTTTATTCCTGGTTCAACTGATCGTGTAAGAGTTTCATTGCTTTTATTTTGTAGTAAATCTATTACAGAAATATTTTATTTATTAGAGGGATCTAAATTAGAGGGATCTAAAGTTGTATGGATTACTGATGGTAAAAAAGATTTTGTAATTGCGATCTATATTTTGTATTATTTAACAGAAATTAATCGTACTAATTTATCTTCGAGACAAATATTAAACTTAAATAAAATAATAAACATAGTAAATAATTTTTTGAAAACGAGTGGTGATACTGAAAGTGAAAAATGGACCAATTATCATTTAATTCAATTAAATTTACAACTAACTAAAAGATGTCTAGATGAAATTGAATTACAAAGAGTGTGTGAATATATTAATATATTCACATCAAAAGAAAATTATGATTATGCGAATGAAAAATGTATGGAACAATTTAATGGATTACGTGGAATATATCAACAACTACAAATGATAAAGCAAGTTACGGAAAATGTAAAAAAATATGATGAATATAAATTTGTAACTGCGATGCCTCTACTTATTTATGTATTAAAACATGGCATTTGTGATTTGCAACAAACACAATATTATGCAGAAAGATTATTTAAAATGCAAGATAATGATTATTTTATAGCAGTAAATACTAGACAAATAAATGAATTATTACCAATTTTACATAATATAACAATGGACGACTTCAAACAAACAATTTTTGAAATAATAACTGATATTAATTTAAATTTAATTTTAAATTTAAAAGATATAAAAGATATAACAGAAAAAAATAAAGCGAGACGTACATATATGTTACAAATAATGAAGAATGCTACAAGAAATGATTACTATATTATACAAATAATTATATTACAAATGTTTTTAGATACAGATGAAAATATTTTACTTGATAAAAAAATTAAAGAAAAAAATTTAACTATTTCAATTTCTGATTATAAAACAAAAACAATACATAATTATATTGTTTGTTTAGAAAAATATATAAAAAATCTTGTAGATACAAAAGAAAAAGTAAATGAAACAAAAATATATAAATGTATACAACCGTTACCGGAAGTTGTAGTATTACCCGAATTTCCTGAAGTACTAATAAATTTTGTATTTGATCAATCGATACCTAACTCAGTAATAAATCGTTTTATTACATTATTGGATGAGGAACAGGAACCAGTAGTTCCATCAGTTTCAACATTTCCACTAATTCCAGTTCCTCCAGTTCCATCAGCAGTTCCATCAGTTTCAACATTTCCACTAATTCCAGTTCCTCCAGTTCCTCCAGTTCCATCAGCAGTTCCATCAGTTTCAACAAAATCCATAGATAAACCCAAAAAACTAAGTGGAGGAAGTTTATATAATTTTCATAAAAAAACAAATAAATATATAAGAAATAAAAAACACAAAAAAACACAAAAAAGAAATAAAAAAACACAAAAAAGAAATAAAAAACACAAAAAAACACAAAAAAGAAATAAAAAACACAAAAAAACACAAAAACGAAAATAAATTAAATATATTCACATATTTCGATATGATACTTATTATTTGTAATACTTATTTTAAAAGGTTTTCCACAACCATAAATTAAATTATTAATAATATAAAAATCACACATTTCTTTTTTGCTATGTGGGTCAATTTGAATATTATTATTTTTAAAAATACCGTGTCTAAATATACCACAATTTAGTTTTTCAATAATGATAAAATTATTACAATGAGGACATTTTAATATATCTTCTATTGGAGTTGTCATATTTGATAATATTAAAGATATTATTTAAATATTAATAATATTTTTAATATTATTATATATTAAAATCTGGAACTTTAATTTTAAAAGGTAACAGATGTAAAAAAGGTACTAGAAGATGTCGAACACATAGACGAGGTCGATTTTATCAAAAATGTAATATTTAATATTAAATACTGATTATTGTTTTTTTAAATAATGTAAAAATTATAATATTATTTCAATTATTAAAAAAAATTGAAATATAAATATTACTTAAAAACAATGATATTATTAAGTAATCAAATCAAATGGATTTAAATCAAAGAAAATTAAACAAATCCGAATGGAACTCTATTGAGGTTCCCGTTTCTAAAAATGAATTAGAAATTTTACTTTTAATTATTAAAGGATATGATGATGTTAATATTAGAATAAATAACAACTCTTCCATTTTTACATTTTTAAAAATGGAATATAATTTAAAAATGGAAGATTATTTATATAATAAATATTTACGTGAAAGATGTAGTAAAATAGAAATTGAATTAAAAAATAGAAATCCAAATTATATTAAAATAAAAATAATTGATGATGTAAAAATAAATTCTGCGAATAAAATTAGATTAGAGAGAATTGATGAATCATCTTTAATACAAAATAATATATATGAATTTATTATATTAACACATATTGAAGCAATGTTACATTCTAAAAATAATAATAATAATAAAATGTATCATTATCATTATTATACATTATATAAATTAATTAGAAATAATATAATTAATTTAAATCGTCATCTTAAAGAATTAACAAATAAAATATTGGAAATTTATATTAATGATATTAATTACGCAATAATAATTTCAAATGCGGTTGAATTTATTGAAAAAAATGGAGATTTATTAAAATATGGAGATATGATGCTTTATGAACATCAAAAAGAAATATTCACCTTTTGTAAAAAAATAAATCCAAAAATTATATTATATATGGCACCAACTGGTACTGGAAAAACACTTACACCTATAGCATTATCTCAACAAAATAAAATAATTTTTGTATGTGCAGCAAGACACGTAGGATTAGCATTAGCAAAATCAGCTATTTCAGTAAATAAAAAAGTCGCTTTTGCGTTTGGTTGTTCTTGTGCTGATGATATTCGTTTGCATTATTTTGCAGCAAAAGAATTCACTAAAAATAAACGCACTGGTGGAATTGGTAAAGTCGATAATAGTGTAGGTGATAATGTTGAAATTATGATTTGTGATATTAAATCATATATTCCTGCTATGTATTATATGTTAGCATTCTTTCCGCCAGAAGAAATAATATTATATTGGGATGAACCTACAATTACTCTTGATTATACTAATCACGATATTCACGCTACAATTAGACAAAATTGGAAACAAAATAAAATACCAAATATTGTATTATCTTCTGCTACACTTCCTAAACAAAATGAACTTACTGAAACTTTACCTGACTTCTTAAATAAATTTTCTGGAGCAGAAATTTATAATATTGTTAGTCACGATTGTAAAAAATCTATACCAATAATTAATAAAGATGGATATGTTATGTTACCTCATTATTTAGATGATAATTATTTGAAAATAATAGATATTGCTCAACATTGTAATAATTATTTAACACTTTTGAGATATTTTGATTTAAAAGAAGTTGTTGAATTTATTAGTTATATTAATGCACACAATTTTGGAACACTTAAAACACAATTAGATAGACATTTCGAAACACTGGATGATATTAATATGAAAAATATTAAAATGTATTATATATATTTACTTCAAAATATTGAACCACATCATTGGATTACTATATTCACTCATTTTAATAAAATTAGACAACCTAGAATATTTGAAAATCAAACTATTGATATAAAAGGACAACCTATTATTAAAATAAATAGTATTGGTCCTGGTTCTGGTGATTCTTCTAATCCATTATCTGGAAAACCTATTGTTCGATTAACTAGTGAACAAATTATTCCAACACAACCTATACCTATTAAAATCGGTTCTTCTGGAATTTATGTTACAACTAAAGATGCATATACATTAACAGATGGACCTACTATCTTTATCTCGGATGATATTGAAAAAATAGCCAAATTTTGTATTCAACAAGCAAATATTCCACCATTAGTTATGGATGAAATTATGAAGAAAATTGAATATAATAATATTATTAATACTCAATTAAAAGATTTAGAATCACGTGTTGAACAAATTAAAGAAGCAGCTGATGCCAAAATACAAAATTCAGTATTTGGATCTCATAACGGTCATACTATTGTTGGGAGAAATAAATCTTCTAAAGGAATTAAAAAATTAAATAAAGAACAACCTGATGAAATGGAAAATAAAGGAACATTGTCTAAATTAACTCAAGAAATCACTTCATTAAGAAATATGATTAAATCTGCTACATTAAATGATACTTTTATTCCAAATAAAAAAAGACATATTGATAAATGGACTAATAATAATATTAATACAACTGGTGCATTTACTAGTAATATTGATGAAATAACTGTTTCTGATATTATGGCATTAAATGGAGTGGATAATTCTTTGAAAATTCTGTTAATGATGGGAATCGGAGTTTTTATTAATCACGAAAATATTACTTATACTGAAATTATGAAAAAACTAGTTGATGAACAAAGATTATATATGATTATTGCTAGTAGTGATTATATTTATGGAACAAATTATCAATTCTGTCACGGTTATCTTAGTAAAGATTTACAACTTACTCAAGAAAAAATTATTCAAGCTATGGGTAGAATTGGACGAAATAATATTCAACAAACTTATACTGTTCGATTTAGAGATGATACACAGATTTTAAAATTATTTACAGCAGAAACAGAAAAACCCGAAATTATTAATATGAATATATTATTTAATAGTAAAAAAGTCATTTGTCAATCTAATGTATATATTGAAATTCCAGATGATGAAATGGATTCAGTTAAATCAATTGGATGTGTTTAAGTATTTGAATTATTTATAATGTATAAAAAAAAATTATAACACAAATTTATAAAAAATTTATATTATATTATATTATAAATTTTTTTATTATATTATATTATAAATTTTTTTATTATATTATTATTTTTTTATTTTATTTTAATACAGCATAGTCATATTCTATTACATTATCTTCTACTAGTAATTCTAGAGTTATTCCTAATGGAATATATCTTTTTTTATTTATATATATTTGATTTATAGTTTTTAATTTTATTATAAAACGTGTAATATTATCCATATCATTTTCATTGAATGGATTAATACATAAATGTAAATTTATATCTATTATATTTAATGCACATTTATCATGCAAAAATAATTGTGATAACATAGTATCATTATCAAACGCAAATGGATGGTTTGAATTACAACTTAAATCTACCAAATTTTTAGGTAAATCTAATTTTTGTATTAAAGTACAACTAACATTTAAATGAAATAAATTTTTATATAGTTGAGGTAATTCAGTTATTAAAGTACAACTACAATTTAAACTATTTATACTAAAAGGAAGTGGAGGTAATTCAGTTATTAAAGTACAACTACAATTTAAATTGTAGAATTGTTCTAAATGATCTAATTCTGGTAAATAAGTAATTGATGTATGACTACAATTTAAATCTGCTAGTATTGGAGGTAATAAATCAGGTAATGAAGTAAGAGTTGAATTATTATTACAATATAATACTTGTAATGCCGACTCTTCTGGAAATATAGGCAAACTTATTAATTGATTATTAGAAATATTTAATGATTTTAATGTAATGGGTAATTCACCTATTGTTTGTATTTGATTATCTTCACATAATAATACAAATAATTTAGGCGGTAAAATAAGTAAACTTTTTAATTGATTCCTAGAAACATCTACTTTTATTAATGTAATAGGTAAATTTGGTAATATACTTAAGTAATTTTTATAACAATCAAACTCTTTTAAAGAAGTTGGTAATTTATTTAAATTACGTAAGTAATTATTAGAAATATTTAATACTTCTAAAGAATCAGGTAAATCAGGTAATTCGTGTAATGAATTTCCTGATACTTTTAATATTTTTAAATGCATAAATTGTAAACAATTAGGAAATTGTTTAATTTCTTGATAATTCGTACATAAACTAATTATATTTGGATTATTTTTTATTAAATTATCAAATAAATAATTTAAATTAAAATTAGAATAACTTCTAGAATCTTCTCTATTTATTCGTAAATGAGTAACATCAGAAGGAACAGGTTGATGTTCATTTTTAGACTCGTCGTTTAAAGTTAAACAATAATGACTTTCCATTATATCTTTGTTAAATGTAATATATTTATTATTTACAAACTATTTCAATTTTTATTTAATACATAAGTATTTTAGAATATTATATTTTTATTTTTTATTTTTTTTACTTTTGTTGTTTGTAAAATTATTTTTTAAAACAGGAATTTTAAAAGATACAAAACAAATTGCTGAAAAAACAGAACCATTTTTCTTTTTGACATTTAATGAATTATAAATAAAATCTTTACCTGGATAAATGGTTATTCCTTTATCTGTAATATTATTTTGAAATAATTTTAACTCATTTTGTATTTTACCTAATCCTCTTCTTTCAATCAATTCTTTAATAGATTTTGATAAACTCATTTCTGTTTTTTTTTTTTCAATATCTTCATTAGAAGGTTTTTTTTCAGTATTTGAATATTCAACCGCAAATCCACCCATCCATTTCCCTTCTTTATTGAAAACATATGTTGTCATAATACCAGAACTAATAAATGATCCTTTAGGTCCATTTGTTTGTGCTTTTATACATTCAAGGACTTCTCCCCATTGTAATCTTTTGAGACCTTCTTCTTTGGTTATTTCTTTTGAAATAGTTGGAATCACACTTGTATATTCAACAATATTACAATTTTCAATTCCTGCCTCTGTTAAAGCTTGGTCATATGAACCAGTTTCATATTTTAATCCTTTTGAACCAGCATCTGATTCACCTTTTCCACTTGTTAAAAAATATTCATATGGTACTCGATTACCCAATGTAATACTCATATATTATATTAATATAATATTTTATAAATTATTATTAATTTATAAAATAATTAGCATTTTTAAGATGAAATGTGTAAATAAATAAATAATATTGATAATATATAATTTAAACTCCTTAATTGGAGTAAGCTAATCCACCCATTCCAGACATAATTCTCAACACATTATAATTAGTGGCATAAACACGAACTTTTGCAGTTTTGGTTCCTTCAACAGTTGCATTAGATAAGACTAATTGAAGAGTTGCGTTATCAATTCTTGAGAAGTTACACGTTCCACTTGGTTGATGCTCTTCAGGGCGTAGAGCAAATGAATACACGTTAATACCTTCATCAGGATTTCTGGTATGTGCCTGGTAAGGTTGAACCCAAGAAAAGTAAGATCCTTCACGCTCTGAGAAACGATCTTGTCCATTAAGTTGTAATTTAGCAGTAACAACTGGATTTTGACCCCAACAATGCATATCAAGAGACGTTTCAGTAAGCACAAATGTTCCAGCATCTGAAACACCTGAATTATCCAAATGAGGAGCAGTTGTTCCAGAGTTCAATAGAGCACTCATAGCAGGATCAGTTCCAACTGGATATTGCACTTGAGGTCCTCCCAAATTAGCCTCGTTATAAGGATTTGAAGGACCGTGCCAGTACCCAGTAAAACCAGGAAATTCATCACCAGGTTGGTAATCTAAAGCACCAGCATCTTGGAATAGACCACGAGCATCAATATATGCTCGTGAATCAGAAGCAACCGCAGCAGGTCCTCCAAATGCGTGAACTGCATTTGGTAATGCATCAATTGCATCAGTATAATTAAATGGTTGAGCACCTAATACTTTAAATAAAAGAGCATCACACGTTAAAGCAGAACAATAATCCACATTTTGATCGGGTTGAACAACCCATATCAATTCTTTAACAGGATGATTAAAGTTAAGCTTAATTTTATTCGAAGATGAACCAACAGATTCATCTCCTGTAAATTGCAGCTGACCAATTAAATATTCGTGAGGGTTTTGTGCCATTCTACGACGTTCGTCAGTATCTAAAAATACATAATCTACATAAAGAGAAGCAGCCACCAATGATTGATTGTAAGCAATAGTTGCAGGAACTGGACGTCCTACAGAATATTGTCCACCTTGTCCTGAATAAGGACTGGTGTTGCAGTTCAAAGTAGTTACTGCCCATAAACATTCATCAATTGGACGAATATCTAAATTGATTTTCACTTCGTGATACTGTAGAGCAATTAATGGTAATGCCAATCCAGGATTCGTGCAAAACCAAAATTGAAGAGGAATATATAAAGTGGTTTCAGGAAGAGCATTACGAGGAGCACATACTTGACGAGGAGCCATCGAATCACAAGGAGATTCGACATCGGCAAAAGAAGGATCAGTGATAAATGTTAATTGAGTAGTATTTCCAATTATTTTAAAATATCCTCTTTGTTGTTCTGCAGTCATCGTCAACTGATTCCAAATATGCATCCAATCACCATATTGACGATCTATTCTTTGACCTCCAATTTCAACTTCAACTTGAGCTATCAATTGTTCTCCTGGATAATCTAACCATCTAGCATATACACCTGTATTTGAACCCGTAGTATAATTTCCTAAACCCATTAATTGATTTATTTCTGGGAGAGTCACTTGAAGATAAGTACGATAGGCTAAATCTCCATTTCGACTAATTACACATTGAACTCTTCTTCCAAAATCAGCCTGTCCATTAAATGTTTGTTCTATTGATTCAATTGCAAAATTCGTATATCTTCTATAAGTCACTTTCCAAAATGTAATTTGAGGATTACCAGTTAAATAAACGTCTTGAGCTCCATAGGCAACAAGTTGCATTAATCCGCCTCCCATATTTATATTATTGCTAAAGAAAAAAAATTTGAGATTTTTAATTAATTCATTTAATTATTATATTTATACTTATTTATTTTATACTTATATTTTTATTTATTTTTCTCTCACTTCATTATAGCAATCAACTTATTTTTATTTTTGAAATTACACTTTTTATTTTTGAAAATTACACCTTTTATTTGTATTATTGAAATAAATACAAATAAATTAAAACCATATACATCTTTTATTTTTTAAAAATTTAATTATTATGAAAATATTTTATTCACGTCTAATGTTGTTTTCATAAATTTTTGTAAATAAGATTCTTCAAATATCTCTTTTTTACCTTCATGATTTTTTGTTAAAATATAAGAATTATTCATTTTTTTAACAGACCATCCTCTTTCTATAGAATTATATAAAAATAACATTTTTTGAAATGTTATAATATCTACTTTTATATTATTATTTTCTAAATCTGTTACAAAATCCAAATTTATATTTATATCCATATAAATAATTTTTAGAAAACAATACATCAATTTTAACTATTTAATTCTAATATATTTAATTTATAAATTATTAATTAAATAACTTTTAATTATATTAAACAAGGAAGATGCCTAGTTTTAAACCAAAATCCAATAAAAAAATTAAATTTAATAAAAAATCTTCTATTACACTTGATACTAAACACAAAGAATTCTTAAATGAATTTGCTAAAGATGAAAATAATAAAATCCCTAATTTAAAAATTGAGAGAAATAAAATAAAAGATAATTTAAATAATCTAAATACTCTAAATACTCTAGAACAAACTCTCGAATTAACAGATAAAATTAATGATATCACACTACAAATTAAAAAAATGAAAAATAATAAAAAAAATTATTTTCTGGATAATTCTAAATTCATTTTTGAATATTTCGAAAATAAAAAAAATATTTCTAATGGAAATATTAATTCTTCATTTAATAAAACACAAATTATTAATTCTTTTTTTAAAATTAATCACGAATTTGATAATGATGCTATAGTGTTAAAAGAAAATAATAATATTGCTCAAAAATATTTAAGTAATATTGATGACGCTTTTATTGATGTTAATTCTTTTATTTTTCAAACTGATATATGCACCATATGTCGTAAAGGAGAATTAGTTCCTCTTGAAGATGAAGGAATATTAGTTTGTAATAATTGTTCTAGAACGGTCCCTTATTTAATCGAAAATGAAAAACCATCTTACAAAGAACCTCCTAAAGAAGTTTGCTTTTATGCCTATAAAAGAATTAATCATTTTAAAGAAATATTAGCGCAATTTCAAGGAAAAGAAACTACTCAAATTCCAATTGAAGTAATTGAAAATATTAAACTCCAAATTAAAAAAGAAAGAATTAATTTAACACATATTTCTAACATTAAAACAAAAGAAATTCTTAAAAAACTTGGATATAATAAATATTATGAACATATACCATTTATTAAAGATAAATTAGGAATACGACCGCCTATTATGTCTCCTGAATTAGAAGAAACTTTATGTAATCTTTTTATTGAACTACAATCTCCTTATTCTAAAAATTGTCCTGATGATAGAGTTAATTTTCTTAATTATTATTACACTGCATATAAATTATGCGAACTTTTAGGAGAAAAAGATTATTTACAACATTTTCCTATGTTAAAAGATCGTGAAAAAAGAATTGAACAAGATGAAATATGGAAACATATTTGTCACGATTTAGATTGGGAATTTATACCTACTATTTAGGATTATATGGAAATAATTTTAATAAATTGGTATTAAAAATTGAATAATTTATATCATTACTATTAGCACCTACTCCATTACCATAACATTTCCCTCCTTTTTGTCTGTTATATCTTGTTTTTTTATTCTTTTTTTTATAAGATTTTTTTTTTGTATATTTTTTTAATGATTTCATCATAATATATAATATATTTATATTTAATTTTAATTTAAATATATCTCTCCTTTTACATATTTTTAAACCACAAATTTAAATTACAATTAATTTAAATATATTATAAATATTCATAAAAAAATAAAAAATAAACCCTTTCGGATTTATTTTTTATTTTTTTTATTTTTTTATTTTTATTTTTTTTATTTTTTTATTTTTTATTTTGCTTAATATATATTTACTAAAATTTATCACTAATATATATATAATATTTTTACTAAAATTTATAACTAATATAATATTTAATAACAATAATATTCATCATCTGAATCATATTCATATTGTTTAAATCCATAATCATATACATATGGTGCATAACTTCCCTTATAATTAAGAGGAAGTCCTAAAAAAGTGTTTTTCATTTGTCGACTTTCACTACATTCTTCCTCCTCTTCTTCTTCCTCTTCTTCTTCTTCCTCTTCAACAACTTCTTCTTCTTCTTCTTCCTCTTCAACCACTTCTTGATCAAATATTGATTCTAACTTTACTACATAGGAACACGGATGTGGTGGTAAAATTGGTTGTAATGGTATAATTATTGGTTCTGGTTCTGGTTCTGGTTCTGGTTCTGGTTCTGGTTCTGGTTCTGGTTCTGGTTCTGGTTGTTGTTGTTGTATTATTCTTCTTGTTCTTGTTCTTGTTCTTCTAATACTTTTATTTTCTAATACTATCCAAAAATATTTCTTCTGCTTCTTATATACAATGCGTGCTGTTGAATTCAGCACACGATCTTGAAACGACACTGCTTTTTCAGTATCATTCCAAAAGATAAAATGAACGTAAACAGCATTGTATTGCTTACCTATTTTATTATTAACTTTATTGACAAAGTCAATGTGACTTACCTTTCCAAGTTGCATCAAATTTTCCATCACCGCCTTAATCGTTTCTTTGCTAATGTTAGCAAAGACGTAAGGAATGTAAAGACTGATGTTGCGAATTGTTGACATTATTTTTCTTTGCGGTTCGATTAAATATACTTTTTATTATAAATGAAAAAGTATTTCATTTTTTTTTTCATAATATGATTTATACATTTATCATAAAATTTATAAATTAAAATGATACATATTTTTCTTAATATAATATTTTTCTTAATATATTAAAATACTTTTCCTAATATTAATTATAAATAATTAATATTTAAAGACCACCAGGAAATCCTACTAAATTTGCACCAATTCCAAATCCTGCACCACTACGAGCAGTAGCACCGATACTTGGAACATAAGTATCTAATATACTAAATGTAGCTGCCGCAGTTAAAGAAATTAATATAATTTCTTCCATATTTAAAGAACGTTTAGGAATAGCATAAGCAGCTATAGCTACCATTAAACCTTCGACTAAATATTTAATAATTCGTTTTACGAGTTCTCCTATATTTATTAAACCGTTCATTTATAATAAATAAAAAGAAAAAAAATATATATATTGCGATAAAAACTTAGAATTAAATAATTATATTATTTAAATGAATACTCCTAAAGATTTTAAAAAACTCGCTTTTCAACAAAAAAAAATTAACGGAAAGCATAATCCTAAATATGTAGATTTGTTAGAAGAAGATAAACCTATAGCAGGACAAAAATTTGTATGTGTTTCATTTTGTTCTCCTGAAAAAATCTTAAAACAAAAAGAAATATTTCTTTTTGAACAATTTCTAAAGCAATGGGATTTTAATAAATCTATGGATAAATTTATTCAATTTTTAAATTTTATTTCATTTAAATATAATATGTCATTTGATGACATATCTAATGATTTTAAAGATTTCGTTAAAGAAGAAAAACAAAATTTATTGCAAACTGAAATGATGGATGAATACAAAACTTATATTGATAATAATGAAGAAAAACTTCAAAAACAATTTGATATCGATAATAATTTTCAAACTAATACTAGAGGTATTAAAATTAGAGGTTCTTATCCTTCACAAGAAGAAGCTGAATTAAGATGCAAAATGTTAAGAGAAATCGACCCTAATCATGATGTTTATGTTGGACCTATCGGATTATGGATGCCTTGGGATCCTGAAGCTTATAAAACTGGAAAAGTAGAATATATGGAAGATGAACTCAATCAATTAATGTCTGAAAAACAAAAAAATGAATTAAATGCAAAAACCAATTTTGAACAACGAGTTAAAGAAAGCAAACAAAAAGCAATTGAAGAAAATATTAAAAATGCCGAAAAATCCGGAAATACTTTAACTCAAACCATTGATGCACAAGGCAATTTAGTTGGAACATGTAATTTAAATACACAAGAAAATACATTGAAAGAAAAAGAAGATGTTTCTACTACTGATGTTTGCAGTGAATTATTCGAAGGAGATAATATTGTTGTTGGAAAAACAGATTATGGACAAAGCGAATTAATTAGCGGACCTTTTGCTACAAAAAAAATAGAATAAATTAAATTATTATATATATATTCGTTATAAATAACTAAATATATACATATATATATTTTATATGGAAAATTTGTGTTATTTTGTTAATAGTAGAGGAATATTAAAATCGTGTGATTTTTTTTCTAAAAATCCAAAATCTTCTTGTAATAATGATATCGGATATTTAAAAAATATACAAACAGAACAGTTTGATAATATGTCTATTTATGTCTGTAATGAATTACTTATTTATTTTATTATTAATATTGTTCCATTAATTAATACAAATTTTATTTTAGTATCAGGCGATTCTGATTTAACTGTTCCAATAGATATACTCCCATTTAATACATCTAATATATTTAATGATTTTATAAATAATTCATATTTATTGAAATGGTTTATTCAAAATACATCAATTCAAAATCATTCAAAAATATATCAATTACCAATAGGTCTAGATTATCATACTATTTCTAATAATAGTTCTTCTCCATGGAAAATGCCTGGAGAAGGCATTTTTCCGTGTAATCAAGAAACTACATTAGTTAATATCAGAAATACAATGAAACCTTTTTATGAACGAATACCTAAAATATATGTAAATTTTAACAAAAATAATGATAGATTTAATCATAGAAAAAAATCTTTAGATAATATTGATCCTAATTTAATTATTAATCAATTATCATTTATTCCTAGAACTATCACTTGGAAAAATATACTAAATTATACATTTGTATTATCTCCATTTGGAAATGGAATGGATTGTCATAGAACTTGGGAAGTATTATGTTTGGGTGCTATTCCTATTGTAAAAGCACCTAATTTTACACGTTTATTTCAAGATTTACCTGTTTTAAATGTAAATAATTGGAGTGATATTAATGAAACACTTTTAAATGATACTATTGCAGATTTTAAAAATAAAGTTTTTAATTATGAAAAACTAGAATTAAAATATTGGATTAATTTAATAAAAAGTAATTAATTTATAATTTATTATAATTAAAATACTTTTAATTTGTTAATTATTTTTACTTCTTATACTTTTATTCAATAATATAATACCATTCATTATATTTATCATCCTCAACCAAAATAGTGTTCTCATTTTTCATTGATATATTATTAATATTATTAATATTAATAATATTAAGTATTGGATATATAATTGTATCATCATCATCTTCTTCTTCTTCTTCTTTTACATCAATTTCAAATTCTAATTCACTTATATTATTTATTAACTCATCATCATCCTCGTTAATAAAATCATCTTCATTAATTATATATATAATATCATTATTATAATCATTTGTATTTTTAATTTCAATTTCAATATTTTTTAAATGTTTTTTTGAAAATTTATGTTTATAGTTTTTTTGTTGAATTATACAATTACACACAAAACAACAAATATAATGTTTTTGTTTTGTTTTATTAAATTCAGGGTTTGATTTATATTTATATTTATCTCTCTTTTTGTTTTTGTTTTTGTCAATTAATTCCATATTCATTTATATTACAAAATTATATTTAAATTGATTATTATAATTTACATTGAATATAATAATATATTTATTTTCTTTTTCTACTTCTTCTACTTTTTCTACTTCTTCTACTTTTTCTTTTTTTACCTCCGTATTTAAAATGACTAGGATTAACTTGATATTTATTTCGTTCATCCCAATCATGTATAAAGATTTCTTGGTTTGGATTAGATTCCCATTTTCCAATTTCAGGACCATTTGATACATATGTAAAAACATCATTTTGTGTAGCTTTTATTTGTGTTGGTCCCCCTTTTATTGAATATTCGAAAGGACGTATAGCTTGATAATGTGATCTAACAGGATGAGGATAATTTTGAAATTCACGATGTATATCACTTGCTGATAAATAAGGCAAATTAGACATTATATAATATTATAATATTATAATTATAAGCTTAATATTTTCTTCTTCTACTTTTTCTACTTCTTCTACTTCTTCTACTTTTTCTACTTCTTCTACATTTTCTTTTTTTACCTCCTTTTATCAGATCTTGAGGATTAATTTCTCTAAAACGTACTGTACCCTGTGTCTCTATTGGTATACGTAGTTGTGTGTTTCTGTTAGTAAATATATTTCCATGTTGACCACTCACGGATTCATACCTAAGATCATCATTTTTGCTAATATGTATCGGTATCGGTCTCGGAGGTATACCTGGTGGTCTCGAACCAGGTATACCTGGTGTAAAAGCCTCGAAAGATTCAGTAGGGTTCATGTATGTCCTCAAAGTACCCAACTCAGGAGGAGTTTGACTATAGTGTCTGTTAAGCTGGTCAACACTGAAACTCATTATATAATATTATAATATTATAATTATAAACTTAATATTTTCTTTTTCTACTTTTTCTACTTTTTCTACTTTTTCTACTTTTTCTACATTTTCTTTTTTTACCTCCTTTCAAGACCTCTCCTGGACCATTCTCATCATATAGTTGTAGTTGTGTAGGGGTCCTAATAATTGTTATTATATCATTAGTTGTTGTTTGTAAATATTGATTACGATTTACAGGATGAGTTACAATTGTAAAAATTTGGCCTTGTTTAAACTCTATTGGGTTAATAAATGTACCATTAATATATCCTGTAAAAGAATTTAAATTAGTATACTTATTACCTGAAATAAATTGATTAATATCACTTTCATTACCTATATCAAAAATACGATCTGTCATTTAATATATATATATATTAAAAATATATAATAAATTGTTAAATGTTTAAATCGTGTTGTTTACCATTTATTTGCTTTTTTTACCTCCTTTCATCACATCTTGAGGAGTTTGACTATAGTGTCTGTTAAGTTGGGAAAGACTGAAATCCATTATATAATATTATAATTATAAGCTTAATATTTTCTTCTTCTACTTTTTCTACTTTTTCTACTTTTTCTTCTCCTACTTTTTCTACTTTTTCTTTTTTTACCTCCTTTCAAGAACTCTCCTGGAGTGGGATCATCCGGATTATATATCCTAAACATTTTATCACCAGTAGGTACTTTATATACATTAGACTTGGATGAATCACTAGGTTGTAAATGAGTAGGAGAATAATTATCCTTGTCGTAAATGACTGTAAAAGTAGAACCAACCGGAAATTCATTTGATGGATCTATGTGAAATGCTTTAAAATTAGTAACCATAGTTCCATCCGGTATTACACGATTATGAATATCATATATATCATAAGTACTACCATCATCTGTCATTTAATATATATATATATTAAAAATATATAATAAATTGTTTAATGTTTAAATTGTGTTGTTTACCATTTATTTGCTTTTTTTACATTAATTTTTTGACCTGCTCCACGTTTTTTTACATTTGCAGGGTCATATTTTTCATCTTCATCATCAGAATTTAGATTTTTAGATAATTCCCAGAATTCTTTAGACCCTAATTTAAAATCATTATGAGAATCTGCTTTATACCAAAACACTTGATCGTGTAATTTATTAGATTTTGAATTATTATTTATAACTAAACACTCATAATTTTCAGTGCATTGATCCATTACTTGACAAAATGCTTCAAATGTAGGAAACATTCCTGCATAATTTTCATAAATTCGTTTTCTATTTGCTATATAATTTTCTCTCAAAATAAAAACATAATCAATATTTGTTCGAAGTGTAGGAGGAATCCCAAGGGGATATTGCATTGTGATGACTAACATTATCTTCCAATGTCGTCCATTCATAAATAATAATCTCATTAATTTATCACGTGTCCAAGTGTTATCATATAAACAATCATCTAAAATAGTAAATGCACGAGGATCAATTGTAGTGCGTTTATATATCTCCAATTCTTTTTTTACTTGTTTTAAAACAACACGTTGTCTTTTTAAAATATTTTCAATAATAGCTGTATTATATTCATTATGTATAAATAATTTTGGTACCAATTTACTATAAAAACCGTTACCTTCTTCAGTTCCAGATATAACTGTACCAATTGGTATCTCTTGTTGATGATATAATAAATCTCGAACTAAAAACGATTTACCTGTGTCTCTCTTGCCTATGAGGACTACAACAGGACCTTTATTTTCAGTTGCTTTAAAACTAATACTTTTCATATCGAATTTTTTAAGTTCTAAAGTCATATATATATTATATGACTTTTTTTATAAAAAAAAACGCATTATATAAATAAATAAAATACAAAATATATTTTTATGTAAAAATAATAAATATAAAGTATTTATTAAATAATATTATTAAATAATATTATTAAAATACTTTTAATTTATTTTATTATTTATTAGATGATCTTGTTTTTCGAGTTACAGAAGTTTTTGACTTAGTGTTTTTTCGTGATGAAGGAGATTTTGATCTTGATCTTGATCTTGACCTTGATCTTGACCTTGATTTTTTTTTTGTTGATCTTGTACTTTTTCGTAATGGAGGAGAATACTTTGGTGCTGATGCTTCTTTTAAATTTTCTTGAGGAGGAGAAATTTTAAAAGACGTTGGAAAAGAAATTGGAAGATGAGGAGGAGAAATTGGAAGAGATTTTGGAGGAGAAATTGGAAGAGATTTTGGAGGAGAAATTGAAATGGATTTTGGAGGAGAAATTGGAAGATGAGAAGGAGAAATTGGAAAGTGAGGAGGAGAAATTGGAAGATGAGAAGGAGAAATTGGAAGATGAGAAGGAGAAATTGGAAGATGAGGAGGAGAATATTTTGGTCCTGATGCTTCTTTTAAATTTGCTTGAGGAAAAGATTTTGAAGAAGAACTTGGAGGAGACTTTGGAGGAGAATATTTTGGTCCTGATGCTTCTTTTAAATTTGCTTGAGGAAAAGATTTTGAAGAAGAACTTGAAGAAGAACTTGGAGGAGAACTTGGAGGAGAAATTTGAGGAGAAATTGGAGGAGAAATTGGTATTGGTTGTTTTAATATTTTTAATGTTCTCAAATGTTGAGAATATACACCATTTGGAGAAAACATATATAAAATAGAATATATTAACTGATTTGTTACAAAATTAAGTTTCTTATTTAATAACTTTTTTGTTACCAAATTAAGTTCATCATTAGAATACTCTAATGGACTTTGTGCATTATTATGTACTAAAAATGAAATAGTTATATCTTCATTATTACTTGATGGACCTTTATATAATTGTGATAATTTTGTTTCACCGTCATTGTTATGACATTCAGGAATATCATAATGTGATGTTATTGTCGTTTGAATAAATGTTTTAAACATTTTATTTTTTTTCCAAAAACTGATTAATTTACTTTTATCATCAATCATACAACTAAGTTCTAATTGCCATCTCTCTAAAAAATAATTTTGTGTTATATTAATAATACTGATAATTTCTCTAAAGAAAGTTCTAATTTTTATATCATTGAAATAAGATTTATTCAATGATTGTAAAGTATTATTTTCTATAAGTAGTCTACATAGTGTTTGTATATCGGTATCATGATTATTAACACGTATATACATTAAATAATCAATAATTAAATCTCTAATCCATGTTAAAAAAGATGTAGAACTTGGTAAACTGTATAAATCAGACATTTTAATTAAATGTCCTTTATCAAGTGTTTTTCCCGATGGTGATTTTATAGTTTCAGTTAATATACCTGCTATAGGAAACCAAGTATTTGCATATCCAGTAACATTTGAACGACCACTTGATCTAAAAAAACATATATTTTGTGTAACATAATGAGTATTAGATACATTAATAATTAATAATGGTCTATAAGAATCACCTCCTTCATGATATATTATACAAGATTCTGAAACATCTTCATCCTCATTTTGTTCAGTTGCATATTTTGACATATATTAATTAAATATTAATTATTTATAATAATATAATAAGTTAAAAATAGATATAAATTATATATTAATTAGCTAAAGTAATGAATATTAATTATTGTAAAAGAAAAAATACAGATCTTTTTAAAAGTTTAGAAAAACCAAATACTCTTTTTCTCTCAAATTTACAAAATTATATACCAATTTATCAAAGAATATTTAGTTTAAACGAAAGCAATTACAATAATGTGAATTTGAATAATTTATGGCATATATTAAATATTGATAATGAAAAAAATATATATGAATGTAAAATCAAAAATAGTATCACAAATAAGATTAAATCATCAAATCTTTTTTTTAAAATGGCTCCATTATTAGATCCATATAAATATTTAATTGGAAAATACACTTTAGATGAAAAATTATTAAATTTACCTCAATTAAATTCAACAGAAGAAAATTGTAATAGTAAATTTTTAAATACAAATAATTCTGCTTATGTAGATGGTTTATTTGTATATTTAACTAGTAATTTAATGCAATCTCATAATTTTATACATGGAATAGATTATTATGGTTCTTTTTTAGGAATAAAGAATGATTTTATATTTAATGTATATGATGACATAGATTATTTAAACAATTCAGAATTTTTTAATAAACAAAAAAATATATTATTTAAAATAGATAATTATGATCATTTATTTAAAAATGAGTCATTAATACCAATTACTATAGAACATAATATAACATCAAATTCGACTTTATCAATAAAATCTATAAATAATGATATATTTGAAAATATATTTCAAGAAGAAGATAAATTAGAAGAAGAAAGTAATATTGTAAATTTAGAAGATTTAAAAGAATTATCAATAGATTTAAGTAATTCAAATATTTTAAATTTAGACAAATCAAATTTGAATATGAATTCACTAATATTAAATTCAAATACTAATTCTACATGTTCTTCTAGAACATCTTATACTAGTAAAAATTGTGAAAATTGTGGAAATAGTGATTGTGAAAATTGTGAAAACAATGAATGTGAAAATTGTGAATGTGAAAATTGTGAATGTGAAAATTGTGAAGGTGAAAATTGTAAATGTGAAAATTGTAAATGTGCGAATAAAGATGATGATAAAGATGAGATGGATGATGTAACAGAATATACAGATGAAACAACAAGTAAAACGGATGATGATGATGAAAAAATAGATGTAACAATACATAAATTTCCAGTTCAAGTAATATGTATGGAACATTGTGAAAATACATTTGATGATTTAATATTATCAACCACTTTAAAAACAGAAGAATGGCATTCAGCATTTATGCAAATAATAATGATTTTAATAGTATATCAAAAAGCATTTAACTTTACACATAATGATTTACATACAAATAATGTAATGTATAATTCTACAAATGAAAAATATATATATTATTGTTATAAAAAGAAATATTATAAAGTTCCCACATTTGGAAGAATTTATAAAATAATAGATTTTGGTAGAAGTATATATAAATTAAATGGAAATTTATATTGTAGCGATAGTTTTCAAATTGGAAATGATGCAGCAACACAATATAATATCGAACCTTTTTTTAATAATTCCAAGCCAAGATTAGAACCAAATTATAGTTTTGATTTATGTCGTCTAGCGTGTTCTATATTTGATTATGTAATTGAGGATTTTGAAGAAATAAAAGATTTATCGAAATGTGATCCGATAAAACGTTTAATAGTAGAATGGTGTTTGGATGATAAAGGTATAAATATGTTATATAAAAATAATAAAACAGATCGTTATCCAGAATTTAAATTATATAAAATGATTGCTCGTTGTGTACATAATCATACTCCTCAGGTTCAATTAGATCGTCCTGAATTTGATAAGTATTCTAAATTTAAAGGAAAAGTTCCATTAAATACTAATGTTATTAATATAGATGATATACCTAGTTATGTATAAATTATATTATATGTAATATATAAATATTTCAAAATTTAAATTAAAATTTTTGAAATAGTAAAATAAAATATAAATATATTTTATGACTTCATTTGGTTTTATAATTACACGACATGTTAATTCGGAAAAAACGAATAAATATTGGAATCATTCTGTAAAATTACTTAGAATATTATATCCTTATGTAAAAATAGTTATTATTGATGATAATAGTGATCAACAATATATAAAATCACAATTTAATTATAAAAATATTCAAATTATTCAATCTGAATTTCACGGTAGAGGTGAATTATTACCATATTATTATTATATAAAAAATAAATTTTTTGATAATGCAATAATAATGCATGATAGTGTATTTATTCATAATAGAATAAATTTTGATTTATTAAAAAATATGAAAGTGTTACCATTATGGTTTTTTTATCCAGATAAAGAAAATTTGAATAATACATTAAACATAACAAACAATTTAAAAAATTCACAATTAATTAAATCCAAATTATTACAAAATGATATAATTGGAATGCCTAATTCAAAATGGTATGGTTGTTTTGGTGCTCAAACATATATCAAACATTCTTTTTTATTACATTTAGAAGAAAAATATAATATAACAAATATGTTATCATTAATAAAGAATAGACCAGATAGATGTTGTTTAGAGAGAATATTAGGTTGTATATTTTGTACTGAAAATTCATCAATATTGACAAAAAAATCATTATTTGGAGATATAATGAAATATCAAAAATGGGGATATACTTATGATGAATATATAAATAATTTAAAAAAAGGAAAAATACAAAAACAAGTAATAAAAGTGTGGACTGGTCGTTGATGTTCTCATCTATTTACACTAAATACTAAATACTAAAACCCAGGACTATCTGTAAATACTATCGGATGTGAATTATCTCCATTTTTCATTATAATCTTAATTTGTTCTAAAAAAAAATAACCACATATAACACTAAAATATACTAAAAGTGTATCTTTAATTAATAATTTTAATGGTTTTTGTTCTTTTTCAATAAATCTTAGTTCAATAATTTTTATAATTAAAAATATAAAAGAAATTACTGTTGCAATAATAAATATATTATTCATTTAAATATTAAAGAATATCTTTATTTACGTTTAACGCAAATAACGCAAATAAGCAAATAATGTAAATTTAAATTAAAACTTCAAATTCATCAATAAGTAAATCAGGTAATAATTCTAATTTAGGTTCTTCAATATTATGAATATTAATAGGGTCTAAATTGATAATATCATTTGATATTTTTATTTTCACATTATCATCATCATCATCATCAGTTTCATTTTGTCTGTTATAATTTCTTATTTTACTAATTTCTTCTAATCTTTCTATATTTTTAGGTGCATGTATAGTTTCAATCTCTCCATTTATATTTTTAGCATAATCAGTATCATTAAAACTTAATTGTGAATGATTAGTTAAATTATCAATTGTAGTAGATGGTGTAATTGTATTAGATGGTGTAATTGTATTAGATGGTGTAATTGTATTAGAGGGTGTAATTGTATTAGAGGGTGTATTATCAATAGGTGTTTTTATTTTTTCTTCAATAATTTCTTCAACGATTTTTTCTTCTGTAGTTTCGCCCATATATGCTTTTAAAATAGCTTCAATAGGTATACTTTCTCTTAATGTATTTAAGATGCATTCTTGAACGATAATTTCTAATTCTCTATCGTATTTTTGAGTTTGTAATGAAGAGATATTAATTTCAAATAAATAAACATTTTTATATATTTTTCTGGCAACATTAATATAAGTTTTATGAATAAAATCGTCTAATTTTGGAATATTAATATCAATTTGTTTTTGTTTTTCTCCTACACGCATAGTGGTTAAAATTTTCAATTGAATAATATGGACGCAAGTGACTAAATCTTCTAAATAAATACATCCGGATTTTTCAACAATTCTTTTTCTCTCTGTTTCTATAATTTGAGTATTCCATTTTGGTATTCTGGATATTAAATTTTGAAAAGTCATTAAATATTTGGAGAATTCTCCATTATCAGTGCAAAGTTTAATAGATTCAGCAAAAATAGATTTATATCCATCTATTATTAAAGGTGTTAATATAGTGATTAATCTAGCTCCCCATTCATTTTTAGATTCGTGAAGAGAACTAACGTTAAAATCATCCATTTACATAAAACTAATATTATCTAATGATAAATCTAAACTTAAAAAAATAAAATTCAATATAAATAAAATCAATAATTTTTCATTTCTAAATTCTTTTCTTACACGATTAAAACAAATAAGTAATTCGAATCGTTTTTCAGTTGTTATAATATTTTCTAAAAACTTTGTTTTTTCTAATAAATTCATAATTTCTAATCCGCTGTATGCTTTTTCATAAAGTTTATTACATAAATTAATTAGATCTGGTAAAGTGATATTTTTATTAACATATTTTAATAGTTCTTTTTTTAACCATTCGATGTGTTGTATTTTAAAATCTTTAATTTTAAAATTTTCATTTAAATTATATTGATATAAATTAATAATGTTATTATTAAGGATAGGTTCAGGAACATATATTTCACAAAACCGTGATAATATAGGTTTCATTAAATTATATTTATCTTCAGCGATAATAAAAAAGCGAGTATTATGACTAAATAATTCAATGCATCTTCTTAATGCGGATTGTGCATCCATAGTTAATTTATCAGCATTTAAAAGAATAATACTTTTAAAAATATTACCTCCATTAGAATTTATATGTGTTTTTGCGAAGAATTTCAATTCTTCTCTGATAAATTTTATACCTTTACCGTGAGAGCAGTTGACATACATAACGAATGTTTTTATTTTATTTTTATCATTATCATAAATGTTATGTATAAATTCATTAACGATGGTTCGTTTTCCGCTGCCGGATGGTCCGTGAAATATGATATTAGGTATTTTATGTATTTCTTGAAAATAATTTAATTTTTGTTTAATTGATTCATGAATGGATAACATACTATAATTTATTTAGTATTTTTATATTTTAAAATTACGTAATTATATTTACTTTAAATTGTTTTAAAATATGTAGTATTTTAAGTATTTAAGTATTTTATATTAAAAAACGTAATTATTATTTCTTTAAATTGTTTTAATATATATTAAGTTTCTTTAAATTGTTTTAATATATATTAAGTTTCTTTAAATTGTTTTAATATATATTAAGTTTCTTTAAATTGTTTTAATATATATTAAGTTTCTTTAAATCGTTTTATTATATTATACAGAAGTAGTTAATGAATGAGTATAAGGATTATTTCTAAAAGCTGTTAATATTTCAGGATTTATACGGTCACAACCTGCTGATTCATTATAATATTGCGGAACATTCACCGCACCATAAGTTGACACTGAAGGAGGTAACGTTGTTATTCTCGAATTCGCAGGATTCATCCTTCCATTAAAACGGTCCGAATCATCTTTAATATTACTTAATTTCATTTGTTGATTAAAAATTTGAGTTCCACCTTGATTTGGTCTATTTAAAATCGATTGAGATTTAATATCATTGTTATGTTGTCTATAAGCCGCATCATAATTCATATCACCGTAACCGGTTGCCGCACCACCTGCTGAAGTAAAATATTCACAACTTGTGGTATCTCTTTGAGTTAAATCCGGATTCGAATAATTATTTACATAATGCCCTTCTTTTTGATTATTTATATTAAATTGAGGAGAATATAAAGTTGTTTCCTTAATTGTAGTTGCCGTTTTTTCATTATTGTTATATACATAACTTTTTGGCATACCACTCGCTTCTCCATAAATTCTTATATTATTTATTGTTTCATCTTTACGTGTCGGTCGTAAAATATCCATTAATGGCGCAATCACCGCACCAATCGCACCACTAAAACCACTTCTTATCGTTTCAGGTTGTTTTACAGTTGTTCTATTATTTTCATAATTTGTATGACTACGTAAAAAATTATCACCATCTGTTATTGGACCTTGACCTGTCGCTTTTGAAGGTTTCACATTTAAACCCGGCAATTGAGTACGTCTACTAGTTTGATAATTTTCTGGAGCAACACCTAATTTTTTATCTGTTGAAATCGCAGGACCCATATATTCATTACTAATATCATTACGTCTTACCTGTCCCATTTCTTGAATCGAACGTAAAGTTTCACCTTTTTCCGCACCTGTGGTTGTTAACCATCTATCTTGAGAATTTATAAAAAAAGTATCTGGTCTTTGTTTTTCAACACGACCTATCATTTGAGCAGTTGCCGCATTTTTTATAAATGAATTCGCCGGACCTTCATGATCTATTAATTCATACTCTAATTTAGGATTGGTATCAACTCTTAATTCATCTATTGTTTTGGGTAACCATTTATCACGTGCCTCCATACCTGAATTATAACCACCACTACCATTTATAGCATAACCTTTATTCAAACCTGGACCAACCATAATAGTATCAAAAGGCTTTACATTATTATTTTTTATACCTGGATTCACACGTGATTGATAAAAATCACTTTGATTCGGCATACCATAAGCCCATTGCATATTTTGCTCTGGTTTAAATAATGGAGCTTGTTCTATTTTTTTTATTACTTGAGAACCAGAACCTATCATATTATCTAAAACTGATTCGGATATTTTCATATCATATGTTCTACCTTTCACTTTTCCACCATTAAATGGAATCATATTATTATGTTTAAATTGTTCTGAATTTAAATAGTTACCTGTTAATGAATAAATCTCTGGAATATTTGAATCTACTGGAATATTATTTCTTACTTTTTGTTCATATATATTTTGGTTAAAATACTTATCTGTTGCTGCATTTGGATTTATATATTCTTGAGTTGTATTTACCAATTCGTTTATATTTGATACTGGGAAATTTTGAGGAGGAATATTTGTATTTGGAAGATAATTATCTGTTTTTACACCTAAATTACTTCTTATACCCATATTCGCAAAATTCTCTTGTCTTATTTGTTTTATTTCTGATTTACTAGAATTATCATTTGGTTGATTTGATATTATATATATACCACCTAATGCTAGTAAAGGTATCGCTATTTCCATTTTATATATAGAAATTATTTTATTTTAATTTAATAAATTTTATTTTAATTTAATAAAATTTATATTTAATATACATTTATTTGCTAAAGATTATTTAAAAATGTAATTTACCTTATAACTAACTCATATTTTATAGTTAAATTATCTGAAAATCAAGGGCATATGTAGATATTTTTATTAAATTAAGTTTTTATTTATTTATTCTTTAATTTATTAAAAATTTGTCTTTAATAAATCATTTTCTCTTTAAATTCATTCATTTAATAATTAATATTTATATTTATATTGATTGACACGAATTCGTTTCATTACACGTTACTGGACCACCTATATAATTACCTTTTATTAACATATAACTGGCAGGTAAATCATTTTTTGTTTCATTTACTACACATTCCCTTTTCGGAGTAAAATAATCCTTTTCTAAAATTCTTGTACTTAAATTATTCTGAAAAGGCAAACACGTATTTATTTGCGGATTTAATGGAGGATAACCCCAATCTACTTGTTCTAAATCACGATACCACCAAGCAGGATTTGTTACTCTAGATTGATCCGTAAATAAATTAGTACACGATGGATAATTTATTGCTTCATTTTTAACATTATAACTTTTATAATTATCTTTTACTAAACAATCTTTTCCTATTTGTCTATTTACACCTTTTAAATCACTTTCTAAATTTATCGTATTTGTTCTTAAATTACCGCCCCATTTTTGAATTATAATTTGAGGATCTACTATATAACACGGACTTGAACCATTTCCTGGAACATTTAAAATCCATCTTCCGGGATCTGTTGATTGTTGCAATTGTTTCTTTATTCTACATTCATCATTATTAAATCTAGTACACGCCATTTATATTTATAATATATATTTTATATTATATTTTTCATTATTTTTTCATATTTTTTACATATTTTATATATATTTTTTTTTTAATTTAAAAACAACATATTTTATTAAATATGGAATTATCATTTAAAAAAAAAGAACCTACTTTATGTTTAAATATGATTCTAAAAAATGAAAGCAAAATTATTACAAGATTATTGGATTCAGTTTTACCTATTATTGATACATATTGCATTTGTGATACCGGTTCTACTGATAATACTATTGATATTATTAATAATTATTTTAAAGATAAAAATATACACGGGAAAATTATTACTGAACCTTTCAAAAATTTTTGTTATAATAGAAATTTCTCTTTAAATTCTTGCATCGGAATGTCCGATTTTATTATATTACTTGATGCCGATATGATTATTCAATTAAATAATTTTAATAAAAATTTATTAAATACATCCAACAGTTTCACTATTCTTCAAGGTAATGATTCTTTCTTTTATAAAAATATGAGAATTATTCAAAATAATGGATTATATAAATATATCGGAGTCACACACGAATATGTCGATACACCACCCAATTCTACTATTTCATCTTTTGATAAAAATCAAATATTTATTTTGGATTATGGAGATGGCGGATGCAAAAATGATAAATTTCAAAGAGATGTTAAATTACTTATACAAGGCATTCAAGATGAACCTAATAATGATAGATATCACTTTTACCTCGCTAATAGTTATCACGATAGCGGACAATTTACAGAAGCCATATCATATTATTTAAAACGTATCGAATTAGGCGGATGGAAAGAAGAAATATGGTATAGCTATTATAGAATCGGATTATGTTATAAAAATCTTAATCTTATACATGATGCTATTTTTTATTGGATGGAAGGAATGGAATATTACCCTCAACGTTTAGAAAATGTCTATGAAATGATTCAATTTTATAGAATTAATAACAAACATAAACTTTGCAATTTATTCTATAATTATGCTATTAATATATTGAATACTAATGATAAACGAGATAATTATTTATTCTTACATAATGATGTATATACTTATAAATTATTTTATGAATTCACCATTTTTGCATCTTATGTCGGAATTCATAATATTAATAATCAACTCATTTCTGTTTTTAATAACACTACTAATGATCTTGACTTAAATAATGTTTTACACAATATGAAATTTTATAAAGATATTTTAATACAACAATCTAAAATAATTTTAGATAATAATTTTACTACTACTATTAATAATCAAAATATTAATTTAAACTCTAGTTCAAGTTGTTTAATACCTTATAATAATGGATATCTTATGAATATTCGATATGTCAATTATTATATTAATCCTGAAGGCAGATATCTAAATTGTGATAATAATATTATCACTATTAATAAATGTATTCAATTTGATACTGATTTAAAATTAATTTCTGAAAAATGGATCGAATTAACATTCGATAATAGAAAATATATCGGAGTTGAAGATGTACGCATTTTTTTTGATATTTATACTAATCAAACTTTATTTATTGGAACTTCATTTCATTTAAATGATACTATCGGCATTGCTACTGGTAATTATGACTTAATTAATTATACATTAAATACAACTGAACTTACACAAACCTTTCACAATACCGAGTGTGAAAAAAATTGGGTGTTTGTTGATTATAATAATTCTACACATATCATTTATAATTGGCATCCATTACAAATTTGCAAAATTAATTCTAATAATACATTAGACCTTGTCATTAAAAAAGAAATGCCACTAATATTCTCTCGAATCAGGGGTTCCACTTGTGGTTTTAAATATTTAAATATTTCACTAAATACTGAAATATGGTTTGTTACACATATCGTTTCTTATGAAAACCCACGACATTATTATCATATCATTTCTGTATTTGATCAAAATATGAATTTACTTAAATATTCCGCACCATTTAAATTTGAAGGAGAACCTATTGAATATTGCTTAAGTATTTTAGTCGAACACAACCGAGTTCTTATCAATTATAGCACTTGGGATAGAACTACACGAATTGGTATTTATGATAAAATATATATCGATTCTATACTTAAATATACTTAAATATTATTAATATTATATAAATGGAACTATTATTGTTCCATTTAATATCAAATTTGAACTAAAATTTCCAATAATTGATATTGTATATAAATTCGTATTATTCGTTTTTGTTAATAAAGTTGAAAAACCTATAAATCCTGAATTACTACATGGACTAAATACATATCCATCACCAGTTATATTATCTTCTTTAGTTGTATAAGACACATTTATGGCTATACCACTTGCTATTCCCCAGTTTGAAGTATGTAGTAATGATTCTGGAGGAGGTGATATATGTGTATTTAATAGATATGAATTTGAAGAATTAAATACCATTGGTGTTGGAGATGTATTTGTATAAATTACATAACTAAATGCTTGACCATATAATTGCGATGGTATATATATTTCAAAAATAGTTGTATTTGTGCTTGAATTATAAATTGTTGAATTCGAAAATAATGTAAAATTATTATTTATTTTATATGAGGTTGATTGAGTCGTTCCATCATTAAATATAATATTTGAAACTGATACATTATTACAATTGAAAATACAATTCTCACTACAATCTATTATTATATTACCAGAATTATCACTAATTATTGAACTATTATTACTAACATCTATAATTTGTATTCCTGTAATAAATTCTAGATTTGAAACTGTTATATTACTACAATCTAAATTTAATTTATTACTTGTTATTATTAAATTACCTAAATTATTACTTGTAATTGAACTATTATTATCTTGAATATTTATTCCATAATTAAAACTCATAGGAGAGAAATAATTATTATCTATAATTAGCTGACTATCATTATTATTATTATTGTAAGATAAATTTAAATTTTCACCAGTATTTATTTCTAAATTCCCAGACGAATCAGTTGTAATTATATTTATATTTGATGAATTATTTATAATTAATGATGTGTAATTATATGCTGAATTGATATAACAATTAGATGATATATATGCAATTACCATAATATAGTATAATTATATAATTTATAATTACAACTTCTAATTAGAATATAACAAAATATATTACATAATCCAATTAAAATAAATTATTGATTAATTGCAGATAAATAACCATCAATTTCATTTTAAATTATTATAATAAATAAGAATTATTTAATTACTAATTAATTAATTAATAGATGACAAATAATTAATTATACAACTAAATTATTTATAACCATATATCCTTGCGACCCAAACAGGATTATTTCCTAACCCCATAATACTTTGTAATGATAAACCTGTAATAGTGGAAGAACTATTTTGATTAATTACTACTTGTATATTACGAATACCTTTTACTCCAGGGTTATTATATATTGAATTAGATACAATTCTTACCATATTATTTGATTGTAAAGTAGTATAACCGACATTGAATACATCAAATTCAATATGAGAATTTGGAAGACAAGCACCAGTCATTTGAATAGGAGTAGTTGCTAATGTTTGAGTATTTAATGATATAGCAGTTAATGCTCCACTTATCATATCATAACCATAAATATCTCCAATAGTAGGAACGTTTAATCCACTGAATCCGTTCAAACTAACACTTGGATATGCTATAAAACTATTCTCTCCAAATGTTAAATGAATTTTATAATTCTTATAAGTTGTATTAAATATAGAAGGAAGGGTATAAGTTGTAGCTAACGCTGCCCCAGTAATGGTTCCTGTTAAAGTTTGTAAATAAACCATACCAGTTGATGCTAATGAACCAGTTATTGTTCCTACAACAGTTAAACCAGTTGAATTTATAGTTGCAATGTTTGTTCCATTTGATTGAATATTTGTGATTCCGTTAGTACTATTAATTGTCATAGCAGCACCAGTTCCTCCAGTAATTGTTAATGCTCCTGAAGAATTTGAAGCAATACTATTCGCATTAATAACAGAACCACTTAAAGATCCTGTAAATTGAGTAGCAGTTAATGTAGAAGTTGAAGGATTATATGTTAAGGGAGTAGTAGTATCATCTTGATATAAAGGTAAACTTGTTCCAGTTGATGCTAAATTCTTTGTAAATGGTATATAATATGTTCCAGCAGTATTATCACTTATAACATTTACATTTGTAGCAGTTGTAGCAGTTGATGAATTACCACTACAAGAAAGAGCAGTTGTAGCAGTTGATGAATTACCAGATAAAGCACCAATGAAAGTAGTTGCAGTTAATGTAGAAGTTGAAGGATTATAAGTTAAAGGAGTTGTTGTACCATCAACATATAATTGTTTTGCTACTCCTGTTGTTTTAGCAAAAGGTATATAATAAGTGCCACTTGTATTATCACTTGTAAGATTAATAGCATTCGCATTTGAAGATGTTCCAGTTAAATTAGTAGAAGTTAAAGTATTTGTTGATGGATTCCAACTTAAATTACCAGTGGCTGACGTTAGTATATTTTGATAACCTGATGTAGTTAAAAAAAATGAAATTGGATAATTTCCACTTGTAGAAGGACCAGGATTTGTATTTACTTGATTAGCAGTAGAAGCAGTAGAAGCATTACCATTAAAAGTTCCGTAAAAATTAGTAGCAGTAATTGAATTGCCATTAGTAATATTTTGGGAACCATTCAAATTTAGTCCATTTTCAAAAATTGGCGGGATACTATTAGCTCCGTTTATGTAAGTTGAATAAATATAACCGCAACCAATTGTTCCACTATTAAAATTATCATTTACTCCTAATAACAAAGTGTTATGCGATAAAGAACAATATTGTTTGTCCTTACTATTTTGCATAGTAATTAAGTCTGTTCCGTCAATACTATTAAAATATAATGAATTTGCTGTAAGATTACAAGTATTACTACCATCAGGATTAGTATAATCATTAATTGTTAATGTATTATAATTTAAAGAAGAATTTAAAGTAGGTGTTCCACCATTAACATCATTTTGGATAAGAAAACTATCTGATGGACCAATACTAAAATAAGTTTTAGTATTTTCAATATTGATTTGAATATTATCAATGTTTATATTGAGAAATGATGTAGTACTCTTATCAACAAGATATAAACTATTTGTAGATAATTGAGTTTGTAATGTAGAATTATCACTATAAATTAATGTATCCGGATAAATGTCTAACTTATTATTACCATTAGTCATAGATAATTGATTTGTATATAAATAAGTTTGTAATTGAGTATTAAAATTATCACTATAATTTAATCTATCAGGATAAATGTTTAAAGTATGATCACCATTATTCATGGTAATAACTCCATTAACACTTAAATTAGGTGAAGATAAATAATTGTTATTGGGATTATAAGTAATAGAAGTATTATGGGCTGTAAATAATTGTTGAGAACCAATAACACCATCAGTCATAATTAAATTATAATTAGCATCATTTGTTGCATCATTTAAATTTATAGTTGAAGCATTTGTAGAACCAGCAGGACCAGTAGAACCTGTTGAACCAGTAGGACCTATAGGACCAGTAGGACCTGCTTGAACGGTAAATGAAGTATGAAGATGAGAATATGTAGAAGGACTTTCATAATAAATTCTTCCATCAATATTAGCACCCCCAGCAATTTTGATAACATATATTCTTATAAGTATTGATTCATAAGCAGATATATCAGTATATGGTAAAGCAATAGATAAAATTATTTCTTGAATTGCATATAAACTATCCGTAATTGCAGTTAAATTACTATCAGTACCAATTTGTGTTTCTACTCCTCCAGGTGTTCTACCAAAAATACGATATAGTAAACTGGCTTTATCTTTATCAGACACACCGTTTACATTCGCAAAAACATTTAAATCCCATATACCATAAGGAATATAAGAACCAATATTTAAATTTGCAATAGTATTACCAAAATTTCCAATATCTTGAAGAACAACAGTTGCGTTAAAAGAAACATCACTTCTTGGAGCAGATGATTCCGTTAAAGATAAAAGTTCAATTCCTGGTAAAAAAGGTTCAGAATAATTTAAATAAAAAGTTAATCCTCCTGAATTACCATTAGCACCTTGAATACCAGTAGGACCAGTATAACCGGTATAACCGGTATAACCAGTGTAACCAGTATAACCAGTTAATCCTTGAATTCCTTGAGGACCAGTGTGACCAGTATAACCAGTGTGACCAGTATAACCAGTATAACCAGTAGGACCAGTTGTTCCTATTTGCGTCCAACTGGTTCCATTATAAAATTCTAAATTGGTTCCGTGACAACAAATAGTTCCACCTGTAGGACCTAATGGTAAAGATGATAATACAGGTAATTGTAAATAAGTAGGAGTAATATTAGTCTTATATCCTGTAATATTAATAGGGTCTAAAATTGAAAAACTTGGAGGTGAAACAATATTTACAGTAGCATAAATATTACCAGGTGAATCCATAAAATTAATATTATTACCTAAAACTGTTAGTAAATTTACAGAATTTGCTCCTGATAAATACGTATCCTTAGTGCATCCCATACTTAAATTTCCATTATTAGAACCTAATGTAATATCTCCATCAGTTGTAACTAAACTAATATAACCAGTTGAATTTGTTGTTAATGATATATTATTAGTTGTATTTAATAATAAATTTCCATTATTATCACTACTTATTGTACTAGAAACAGAACTATCTTCTATATTAATACCTCCGGTTTGAGTTGATTGTATAATTAAACCTTGATGAGCATTTAATACAATACCTGCATTAGATGAAAGAGCATTCATAATAAAATTATCATTTCCATCAGTAGTAATTTCTCCATAATTAATATTATTATTATAATTGATAAATTCTACATTATTTGTAGTTAACTTAATATCACTAGTATCAGTAATTAGATTAATTGCTGAGTTATTTGTTTCAAATGTCATACCTCCACCAGAAGTAAGTTTTATATTTGAACTTCCATTAGGAGCATTAAGATTAATATCATTACTCGCAGTTATATTGACCTTATCATCAGTTGAAGTAAGATTTACTGATCCAAAACCATTCAAATAAACACTATTATTAGCAGAAGACATAGTTAAATCATTATTACTATCACTTGATAAAGTATGTACGTTATCAATATTATGATTATTCATATTTAAAATTGCGTCTGAAATTATATTTTCACTTTTTAATACTAAATTTCCTGAATTATCACTACTTATTGAACTATTATTACTTGCGTCTTGAATACTTATTCCTTCAGTAAATACTATATTTGGTATTACTACATT